GTCGTTGACGAGAAGGCGAACTACTACACCGAGAAGCGTGGTGACACGTTGATCCGTTTCGCCGTCCCCCGTGAAATTGCCGAGGCGATCTCTGAAAATCCAGAGCCCGGCCGCATAGACGGAGATGCAGCACCTGTAGTTCGCAACTCTGGCATCAACCGGAGAAAGCTCCGCAAGGCCGCCTATGTGCCGACAACCTTCAAAGAATGGATCGCAGCATGAGCATTCGTTTGATCCAGGACCTGCATGCAGGCATCAGCCGCCGTGACTGGCAGTCCGTCGAAGCAGCAGCGAACCGCCTCCGCGATGATGTCGAGAAGACGGTTGCCATCTTGGCCGGGACGGGCATTGGCAGTCTGCCAAACGATTATCCACTCTCCAAGCTTGCATCGGACGCGATCACCCCATCCCGCCAACCGAGGGAGGGGGGGGTTGAGTGAAGACCAAAAATAAGCTAAGATATTGAAAGATTGGAGAATGAAATGAGTCTTATCTGGATTTTGCTTATCGTGCTTCTGGTTCTGGCTGTAGCTGGCAACCCAAGCTTTGGCTATCATGGGTTCGGATGGGGTCCAAGCGGCATCATTGGCGTAGTTCTGGTAGTCATCCTAATTCTCGTCCTAGTCGGGCGGATCTAATCCGGGGCACTTTCCAAGCTTCCTAAAGCTCGCCGGGACGTACATGCCTATCCTCGTAGTTTGCTGATGGACACCCTCCCTCCCCAGCATTTAGCGAAGAGCCTCAACCGCCCCGTTACTCATTTCGGTTGGAAGGATAGGAAGGCTAGAGCATAACTCAAACGGAGAATGGAAATGAAGATCGCCTCATACCTGATTTATATCATATGCTATGAAACACTCGTGATTGCTGGAACGGGTTATGCCGTATTTGTATTGGGCCATAGTGGGTGGTGGTGGCTATTGGGCGTCTTGTTCAGCGCAGGATGCTGGAAGCCAGAGAGGTGGTCTGCGCTATGGGATGAAAAGATCGCCAACCAGTACCGTATAAAGGACGCGGAAAGTTCCAAGGCGTGAAAAACCAATGACCGCACACACTGAGTTTAGGAAAGGCTCAAGCGTGTTTGTTCAGATGAAAGATGGGCGTAAGTTCAGCGACAAATACGAGAGCAAGAAGGCTAACTATGTTTTCTTGCGCAACACAGGAAGGATAGTCGCTTCTGAAATAAGGGCCATGAGTTTCAACAAATCAACGGAGAGATGCAATGAAATACGAAATCCAAGAAGTGGAAATGACCAACTGGATGAAAGGTGAAAAAGAGAAACGTTTCATTATAGAGGTGGCTCCCGGCATAAAGCTTAACTTTGATAGCATGTTCGAAGCCGTGCAGGGCTTGGCAGCTCTAAAGCATGTTTCTGAGTTGGAGAGGCAAGATGGAAGCGCATGAGAAGGGACTGGAGGCTGCTCGTAATCTTCTAGTAATGGCTGACGGTGATGCTTACCCGTGGGATCACGTTGAAGCGTGCATCAAAGCCTATCTCTCCGCAAGCAATAAAGTCCTAGTGCCGCTTGAGCCTAGTCCTCAAGAGCAATGGACAGCCGCGATGAGATACCGGCATGACGCAGGTCTGCTTCCAGATACGGATAGGCAGGCTCTAGTGAGAACAGCTCATTGGTGGCATGATGCTTGGGTTAACTCTATTCCCAACCCATTCAAGGATAAATGATATGAAGGAGGACGATAGGCCTCGCAAGGGAAGTTGGGCACCTGGAGGCTATATGTGCAAGTGCATGGCCTGCAAAGAGGTGTTCCAAGGCGACAAGAGGGCTATGATGTGTGCGGATTGTGCCTATAACCTACCACTCAAGAGCCATAAGCAAAACGGATAAACAGAGATGACAGTAAAGTACACAGCAAACGACATCCGAAGCCTACGGGGCATTGCTCTGGAGGAGATCCTGATGGAAGCCAAGGAGCGGTTCCCTCTTGTATCAACAGAGCCTTCCTGGATATCTGAGGCTACTATTGAGTGCAGGGTAAAGACATACATCATGGCTGGCTTGCTTCCTTCGGATTTTCATCCATAATAATGGAACATCAAAAACTTAGGCGAGATTAACTATGGGTGCCGGTGGGAGACCTCCAAAAGAGAAGAGCTTTGCTAATATGCTCAATATCGCCATCAAACAGGCGACTGAGGATGGGCGCGATAAACTACGCGCTGTAGCGGATGCTTTGCTAGACAAGGCCATGAGCGGCGATGTACAGGCCATCAAGGAAGTGGCAGACAGGCTTGACGGCAAGGTAGCACAGGCTATTGTTGGTGACAGCGAACACGATCCTATCGGAGTGATATTCAGGACCGTCTACGAAAAGGGTGAATAGTGGAGATTGAGCGCCGCATTCGCCCGTATCAGCAAGCATTCCACAGCTATCTCCTCAATACCCCTAAGGCCAGAGCTATCGAGATTGCCCATAGACGCTGGGGCAAAGACGAGATGGTTCTGGCTGCGACCTGTGAGCTTGCGCACCGCCGCGTAGGCTCTTACTGGCATTGCCTACCTGAGTTTGGCCAAGGCCGCAAAGCACTCTGGACAGCCGTTAACGCCCATACGGGCAAACGCCGCATCCATGAGGCATTTCCTCCAGAGATCTGCGACAACGTAAACGACCAGGAGATGTTCATACGTCTCAAGTGCGGATCAACATGGCAGATCATCGGTTCGGATCGCTATGACGCTACAGTGGGCGCTGGCGTGGCGGGGATCGCCTATTCCGAGTGGGCATTGGCAAACCCTAGCGCATGGGCCTATCACCGGCCAATGCTGGAGGAAAACAACGGCTGGGCTGCATTTATCACAACCCCTCGTGGCCGCAATCATGCCTATAATATGTATCTCATGGCAAAGGATAACCCGCGATGGTTCGCTGAGGTTTCCAATGTCCATGATACAGGCGCTCTCAGCCCTGAGCAGCTAGATGAAAGCCTCAAGGAATACATAGCCTTGTATGGTGATGACATCGGCAATGCGCAGTTCGAGCAGGAATATCTATGTTCGTTCAATGCCGCTATTCTGGGTGCGTTCTACGCTCGTGAGATGCTGGCTGTTCGCAAGGAAGGCCGGATTATCGCTGATCTGGAGCCGATAAAAGCACCGATCCATAGGGCTTGGGATATCGGGGTTAAGGATGATACAAGCATTTGGTGGTTCCAAGTGGTGGGAACTCAGGTGTTTATCCTTGATTGCTACTCACAGTCTGGGGTTGGTGTAGATCACTACGCTGACATCATCCACAAGAAGGCTGAGGAGCGTGGATGGGAGGATGGGATAGATTTTGTCCCTCACGACGCCAAGATTAAGGAATGGGGCACAGGCCGCACACGCGTTGAAACTATGCAGGAATTAGGCCTCCATCCCCAGCTAGTACCCCTCGCAAGCAAGATGGATGGCATCAACGCTGTACGCGTCACTCTTCCACGCTGCGTCTTCCATACAAGGTGCGAGGATCAGGGTATCTCGGCTCTGGAGCAGTACCGCAGAGAATGGGACGACGACAAGAAGGCGTTCAAGATCAGCGAAGTTCACGACTGGTCTAGCCATTTGGCCGACGCGTTCCGCTACTTTGCCATGTCCTGGCGCACCATTCGAGAAAACGTTGTTGAAAGACACGAGCCGCCTCCTCCAGGCAAATTCCGCCCCCCTCCAATACCTACAGGGAGACAGGGGAGGGTGTAAAAACTTCTCACTATCCACTTTTCACTATTGACTACTCTGGTTGATGGGTGTAGTTTCAAATCATCGAAACGCACACAACGGAGAATGAAAATGACCGTAGAAGCCAAGAAGGAAACAATCCTCGCCTCCATCGAAGCTCGCGGTTGGTTTACCACCCAGATCTATTACAATGAAGCTGCCCAGCTTCGTGATGCTGGCTTGGTCAAGATCGGCACACGGTATTTCGTGGGCGGCAACGAGAAAATGGTATGGGTGGCGGCATGAGTAAATTGGTCAACCACGAGCAACTCAGGAGGGCGATGACCGCCCTTCAAAGAGAGTTTATCCTAACCGACGATGAAGCCAGAAAAATGGCTTTGCTGGTAGCCGCTTCATACGGCATACTAGACCCAGAGGTCAGGAAATGAGCCTATACGACAGAATCCAGCGCAGCGATGCGCCTAAGAAATCCTCGCCGGGGGATAATACGACGCTGCCATGCAGAAATGCTGGGATTGCAGATGGCGGAATCCGGGTCGGGCAGTCGGACGCAGATGCCTCCTTGTCTGTTGTGAGAGAAGAGCAGTCAGAGAAGCCAGGAGTGGCAACGCAGCAGGTGAAAGCCCTGCACCTTCCCAAGCCAAAAATGGGCCGTCCCCGCACAGGCTACATCAAAGCAGAATACAACAGGCAATACAGCGCTGACTTACGCACCATCAAGCGCCTAGGGCTGGAGATAACGGTGGCAGAGTGGAGGAAGACGAAATGAACCTCTGTGATTGCGAACTAAGTCATAACGGTTTGGGCCGATCAGGTCGTGAGTGTGATTGCCCCGCTGGAGACGGCGCTAGACCATGGGACACAGAGAGGGCGCTAAGAGTTGCGCTATTTGAATTCTACTCAACAGCGCATGAGACTTGGGCCAACATTGATGCTAGGCGGGCAGTCGAGGGTATCACTCAATTTGAGCGCCCCTCAGGTAAACAATATCGGGAGAGTTTGAAATGAGCATTACACCTGCACTATTCGTCAAGCACTCACCAGCCATAAGCTCTCACGCTTTCGAATGGCTAGATGTTGAGCTTGCGGACCGGAAAGCCATGATGGACGTTGAGAACGCGGAATACGTGTTGTTCAAATACGTCCGGCCCAATATCGGGCGCAAATCAAAGGATGAGACGAGATGAGTGAGATACCGGAAGACGTGATGAAAGAGGCTAAGGACGCCTTCAAGAGCGTAGTTTCGCCCAATGGGCAAAGAGTTTGGAATGGTTGGCAGAGTGGTTGAATGCAGGGACCGGCGAAGGCCCCACGGCACTAGATCAAAAGTAGTCGCGTACGTTCGAATCGTACACCATTCCAAAGCCATCCGGGGAGCCAATCTCGGGTAAGAGCCTCGCAGCCGCGTCGTTACGGTTGTGGGGCTTTTGTCATTGATTGACGCGCAACGAGTGTTACTTTATAAAGTAACAAACCTAGCGGGTGCACATGGCCGATAACGAAGCAACGGAACAAGCTGACTATGATCCCTCCGTCGACAAGGAGAGTTCGAAGGCTTGGCTAAACCTCATCACCGATGCTGAGAAGGCCCTACAGGACTGGCAGGACCGCGCCGACAAGATTGATAAGATCTATGCAGACGGCAACCGTCTATCCGCCACCGCTGACCGTCAGTTCTCGCTATTCTGGGCTAATCTCCAGGTTCTAGCGCCGTCAGTGTACTCCCGGCCTCCTGTGCCTGTTGTCGTTCCCCGCTTTCGCAACCGTGATCCTATCCGCCGAACCGCTTCCGAGCTTCTGGAGCGTGTCACCAACGTCCAGTTCGAAATGGAGGACGTAGACTCCACTATGCGCTTGATCCGTGATGATCTGGTGAGGGTTGGCCGTGGCGTTGCATGGGTTAGGTATGAGGACAAGCTAAAGCGTGAGAAGAAAAACGAACGCCTCTGTCTTGAGCATGTAGATCGACGCGACTTCCTCACCTCTCCAGCCCGTAAATGGGAAGAGGTTGATTGGGTTGCCCGCCGTGCTTGGCTCTCGAAAGAGGAAATGAAGGAGCGCTTCGAAGAGTATAGCCAAGATGCATACGAGTCAGCAGCTTATAACTCCGTCAAGCGTGATGAGCGAGACAGAGGCCATCGTGACCCTATCGAGAAGGCTGGCGTCTGGGAAATCTGGTGCAAGTCTGAAGACCGCGTTGTCTGGGTAACGGATGGCGTTGAGGATCTGCTGGATGATGATAAGCCGCATCTCGACCTTGACAAGTTCTTTCCCTGTCCCAAGCCCGCCTATTCCACGGTACAGCCGGGGTCGCTCGTTCCTGTCCCTGATTACGTCTATTACCAAGACCAGCTAGCGGAGATCAATGAGCTTACGGGCCGCATCTCTGCGCTTGCCTCTGCTGTCCGCGTCAAGATGTTCTATCCTGGCGGAGGAGAGAAGGGCGACGTTCTAGAGACTGCAATGCGGATGAATGACGACTCCGCAATGATGATACCTGTCTCGAATTGGGCTGCGTTCGGTTCAGGTTCGGCGGATATCCTCGTTCCATTCCCCATCGACATGATAGCCAACACGATCAAGGTTTGCGTAGAGATCCGCAAGCAGCTTATCGATGACGTTTACCAGATTACCGGCCTATCGGACATCATGCGCGGCCTCACTAATGCTAGCGAGACACTAGGCGCTCAGGAGCTAAAGAGCCAATACGGTTCCGTTCGTATCCGTGACAAGCAGGACGAGTTGGTTCGCATAGCCCGTGACCTTACGCGCCTCAGTGCAGAGGTGATGGCTGAGAACTTCGACAAGAAGACCTTGCTTGACATGTCTCAGATGGATCTGCCCACGGATGCGGAGATCAAGAAGCAGGTCAAGGAAATCACCGACCAGCAGAAAGAGATTGCTGATGCTGCCAAGAAGCAAGTAGCCGATGCTCAAAAGAACCCGCAGATTATGGCGCAGGCGCAAGCCAATCCCGAAGAAGCTCAGGCCATGCTCCAACAGCTTCAAGAGCAAGCAAACCAGCAGATACAGCAGCTAGGCGAACAGGCTCAGAAGGTTGGCGAGACGGTTACGATTGATCAGGTCAAAAAGCTTCTGGACGATCAGCGGCTAAGACCATTCATGTTCGATATCGAGACAGACTCGACTATTGCTCCTGACGAGAATGCTCAAAAGCAGCGGGCAACCGAGTTTATTACGGCTGTTGGTGGGTTCCTCAATCAGGCTATCTCTGCCGTCCAGCTTGTTCCTCAGACGGCCACTCTCATGGCGGACACGTTGAAATACGTTGCTAGCCAGTTCAGGGCAGGCCGTGAGCTTGACGCGACGATTGATGAATTTGCAGACCAGATGAAGGAAATGGCCTCTGCTCCCAAGCCAAATCCAGAAGCCGACGCAGCCCAAGCACAGCAGCAAGTTGAGGCGCAGAAGCTAGCGATGGAACAACAGAAGCTTGCAATGCAGCAGGAAGCCCATAAGGCCGACATTGAGACAAAGCAGGCCATCGCCAACGCTGATATCCAAAACAAAAGGGCTTTGACAGAGCATGAGGCTATGCTTTTGGATCGCAAATACGGCGAGGAAATTCAGTCTGTCATGGTCAAGAGGGCCGAGGGACAGGAACAGCATTCCCAAAACATGCAGAAAAACACGCTTGAGATTGAAAAACTCAGGCTTTCAAACGAAAATATTGCTATAAAGGGTATCAACGACCAAGTTAGCGCACAACAGCAGCTTGTGTTGAACGCGGAAAGTGCGGCTCAGAAGGCTAGCGAAAAGAAGGACGTAGACTAATGGGCGCTCCCGTCACCCTGGTATCAGCAGGCAATCAGGCAAACCCCGCTGGCGCTCCATACAGCGCCGCCAATCCTCTGCCAGTGGCGAGCTATAGTTCGTCCGGTACTGAGAATACGGCTCTTCCTCCAGGCCGAGCCCCCGCCGCCGCCTCTGTTCCTGTTGTCTCCAGTACTGAGGATTTCGCAAGGCTTGGCTCTATCGCCTTTGGTGGTGGTACAGCTACGGTAACCTCTGTAACATCTGCTGCTGCGACCACACCTTTAAAAGCTGCCAACACTGCCCGAACCGGCATCACCATTGCAAATGATAGCACTTCGATCCTTTACGTTCTCATGGGTACAGGTACGGCAAGCGCGACGAACTACAGCTTTGCTCTCCCGGCCAAGGGAACCGTTCCGTCTGATCGCACCATCTCAGGCTATACAGGGGCAATTCAAGGCTTCTGGGTTTCCGCAAATGGTTTCGCAATGGTCACTGAGGTTGCATAATGCCTACTTCCATAACGCCGGTCCCTGTTGACCCAAACTCTATCCCGCTCCCAGCCATAGCTATGCCTCCTGGCGTAGCTGACACTGGTACACTGGGCACTAGCCCCCGGTATGCCTTGGGTGACCACACTCATGCTTCGAAAGCCCGCAAAGAAATAAAAGTAATGGGTTCGGCTGCGTCTACATATACTTGGACATACCCCGTCTCATTCGGCTCTGGAGTCGTCCCTATCGTCTCTGCAATCGTTCAGGTTGCGAGCGGCAATACGGATTTGTTCAACGTCCAGATCGTAGGCACACCGAGTAATACGCAGTGCACGTTCCAGATTAACCGCGTTTCCGCTGGCCTTTTGGCGCTTCTGCTTGGCGCATTGTCGCTTAATCCTACGCCTGTAGCCGCAACTCTTCACTGTATTGCATTGGAGCCATAATGGCTGGAGAGCTAACCACATTTGCTCTGTCTCAGGGCATCGGCCTAGTCACGGGAGCGGGGGTGCCTGACACGATCGTCATTGACGGCAAAACCTACAATCTCCTCACCAGCCGCACGACCGGCGAATACTTAACCAGCCGCACGACCGGCGAGCCAATCTATGGGAGAGCCGCATAATGCCTACCATTCTCACAAATGACCTCGATTTCAAACGCCGTACTGCGAAGCTGCCGCTCGTAGGTTTGCTTGACACGGTCAAGTCCGACCAGTCGCAGATATGGACTATCGTGAGTGACAGCACGGGAGTTCAGGACAGCACGACACGTTGGCCTTTTCTCGTAGCCACAGCACAGGCAACCGAGCTTGCGTCCAAAGCCAAACGCTTGGAGTTTCGGCAGCTTCGCGGTACGGCTGAACCCACAATTTTTGAATATTACAAGCCCATCTTGCTATCGGCGGGTGCTGGACCTCGAGGCATTCAATTTTCGTCGGGCACACCACGTTCGAGGTTCATTTCCACTAACAATGTCATTGCGCGCACCGGCGAAGACATCGAAATTCTCATTGCTTTTGATCCGCTGAACAACTCTCCTGCCGCGTTCGCTGCAATCGGGGGGCAGCCGGGGGCTGGCGCTGTAGCGGCTTCGTCCCCGAGTTCGCGCGGGCCGTATATAACGCAGGAGACATCCGGTAATTACAGGCTCAACTGGAATGAGAACGGAACCGGGACTGCTGGTTCGTTTGCAGACGGGGCAGGTCGTTGGGCCGAATGGACTGCCGCTCAGTTAGGCGTAGTGCCGGGCACTCCAGTCATCGTAAAATTCACTCTTGACGCGGATAATGGCTCTGGTGGTTGGACGGCAAAAGCCTACCCGATGACTTACAGTTCCTACTTCTCAAGCTCATCAGTTAGCAATCCAGAGGTGCAGGTCTGGGGGACGGGGCTTGCCCCCACGACTACCAGTGTCTCGCCTACTGCGGCAGTAACTACCGTAAATAAGTCGGTTGCGAACATCGAGATCGGCGCCAGAGGTGATGTCACCAGCCCCTTTTATGGCACGGTTTATAAGCTTCAAATTCATGACGGCATTGACGGCCCGCTTATCCATAGCCCAAACATTGACGATTTCACCCGGTCTACACCAACAGCAACTAGCGTTATGGTCGGGTCTTCAACTCTATACGTCTACAATGGCGCAGCGGCGGGTAAGAATTTCTCGTGGTTCGCTGGTACTGCTGCGCCCGTCGATGCATTGCGCCCTTCAAGAATTTTCATACCTGGGTCTGCACTCACGACTATTTCAACGGGCCACAACGAAGCGTTGCTTTTTGGGCTGGACATCAAGACTGCAATTGAAACGTTTATCACAACGACGACTTTGAGGTCCCCTTGCCAAGCCCTACATATGATCAAGCAAAACCCGGAATTGGACCTCACGTCCACACCCTCCGCCCAATACGCGACTGCTAAACTGCATGGTCAGCGCCAAGCGCAGATGGCAAACGTGGTTGCGATGAAGGGCGGTGTGGTTTCAGATGTTTATACTGCCTTTGAGACGCACCCAGACTGGAACCCAGCGGGCAATAGATTGATGAGTAGCACAGACCCAGCGGTACACCCTTCCGCGCCAGACGGTTACACACTGGAGGCGTCGATTGTGGCTGTGGATTTCGGATTGGTCATACCGTTCATCTGACCCCGCCCGCCAACACCATTTGCGGGGGTAGACTTATATTCCACAGTTATGTAATATCGTTACGTTCAATCAGGAAGAACGAATTGCGCCAAAGATACTGTAGAAACTGCTTCAACTGGCATCAGGTCGATGAATGGCCGCTGGAGTGCTATCCAGTTCAGCCAGCCAGATCAGATGCCTTCTCATTCCCTAACGTAATCTCCGACACAACCGAACCGCTGGAACACCCCTTGACGGGTAAGCACTACACCAGCAAGCGGGAGTTTTCGAGGATTACCAAGGAAAGAGGCTACGAGGAAGTTGGCAACGATTCTAACCGGCTCAAGCCCCCACCGTCTCCGAAGTCAGACAAAGCAGCAATCAAAGAATCCGTTCAGAAAGCCGTAGCGCGGTTCAAGAATGGCGAACGAGTCAACCTATCAGGAAGGTGACGTATGCTAACTAACCATGGACAGCTAGATTGTTTAATCTCTTGCTTTCTGGACGACCGTAAGAGGTGCGACCTCATTGAAGAAGGCGCGAAATTGAAAATAAAGGCGGCAGCAATATGGGCTACAGGTAGTGAGCGCTCCCTCATCGCTGCCATCGAACAAGAATACAATAAGCTGCATCGCCCACGAGGCTCTCTGATGACTCCTTGGGGTAAATCTGTCCTTATTAAGAGAACGAAAGCCTAATCAGGAAGGGCTAAAAACATGTCAGACGCACTAGCACCAGTCCCCACAGAAGCAGTCATTGAGCCGCAGGCACCAAAGACGCCTGAACTCGGGAGCCAAACCCCTGTCGCTGAAAAGCCAGAGGTAAAGGCTGAGCCTGAGAAGAAGGAAGTTCCCAAGTCCAACTCCGATGCTCTCAAGGCCGCAAGTGAACGGTTGAAGGCAAAGGCTGAAGCTGAATCAAAGGCTCCCAAGGCTAAAGAAGATACTCCCAAGGTAACTACCAAGGCAGACACTGAAGCTTCCAAGGTAGAGGCCAAGCCAGACAAGACACGAGATGAGACTGGTAAATTCCAGTCCACCTATGCGGAGGCGAAAGCTCCCGTAGCGCAGGAGCAGAAGGTTGAGACTGCCGCGCCTGAACGGCGTGTTTCGCTGGAGGCTCCTGCGCGGTTCAACGAGAACGGTAAGCGCGATTGGGCAACCACTCCCGATAGCGTCAAGGAAGAGGTCCTCCGCTCTCATCGTGAGCTTGAGGAAGGCCACAAGAAATACAAGGAAAGCGCAGACCGCTACGAACTTCTAAGGGAATATGATGACCTAGCCCGAAAGAATGGCCGGGAAGGCGTCCACGAGTCTCTAAAGCAGATCCGTGATATCGAGGATACATTCGCCCGCGACCCAATCCAGGGTCTCAAGAAGATCACTGATCACTTCGGGATTAGCCTACCAGCCGTCGCAGCGCATATTATGGGGCAGAACCCCAATCAGCAGGTGCAGGAGGCACATTCTCGCGTTCGGGAGCTTGAAGCCAAGATCCAGCAGATGGAAACGGCAGCTAAAGTTCCGTCGATTGTGGAACAGTTTTTCACAGAACACGAAGATGCGAAAGATTATTCCGACGATATTGCTTTTGTGCTGGAACAAGGTATAGTCAAAGACCTAGATGCTGCTTACCAATATGTTAAGCGCTTCAAGCCGCAGGCCTCAAACGCAGCGGCATCCGGCCAGCCGGTCATCCCGGCAGAAAGTGCAGTGGCTCAAACCCAGGCACCGGCTTTAAACCCAGCAGGTTCTAAATCGGTGTCAGGAGCGCCAACCGGGGGTGTAAGCCCCGCAGCAAAGCATCCTGTCCCAGCAAACAACCGTGAAGCACTCCAACGCGCGATGGCTCGCGCTAGAGCATAAGGACAGACAATGCCTATTAACCCGTTGAGCCACTATCAGCAGGTTCTTTCTATGGCCTTGGAAGATCGTTCCAGAGGCTATGAAGACCTTGTATCGAACCAGATTGCACTCTTTGCGCTGATGAAGCGTAAGGGTCTAATCAAGAACTATTCCGGCCCACGTATCCGCGAAACCCTCCAGATCGGCAAGCCGACCGGCCAGTGGTATTCCGGCTATGACTTCCTCGACAATCCTCCGGTAGAACTCTTCAATGATGCCTACTGGACGCCTAAGATGCTGGCTGTTCCGATCTCCCTCACTAATGAGGAAATCCTGAACAACGCTGGCGAAGCTCAGATCATGGACGTTCTGGAGTCCTATATGGACGTTGCAGAAACGACCCTGGCTGAGACGCTGGAAACCGGCCTTTACTCTGACGGCACGGCCAACAATGGCAAGCAGATCACCGGCCTTGCGGCTGCTGTTCCGATTGTCACCAATACGGGCACATACGGCGGCATCGACCGTGGTACGTATGCCCTGTGGCGGACCACCACCTTCAACGCCCAGACCATGAACACTGCAATTGGCACTCAGGTTAACGCGGCCACTATCCGCCCATTCCTGACCCAGATCTTCCTTGCCCGTTCTCGCGCTGGCCGTTCTGCCGATATTCTGCTGATGTCCAATGAACACTATGCCGCATACGATGCCTCGCTCGTAGCTGCACAGCGTATTACTGAGCGCAGCGGCACCGGGACCATGAACGCTCTTGGCTTCAATAACCTCGCCTATGTCGGCGCTGGTCGCGAAGTCTCGGTTGTCATGGGTGGCGGTATCGGCTCGGCCATCCCGGCAAACACCACGTTCGGCCTTGAGTCTTCCTCGCTGCGTCTCCGCGTTAACCCGCTGCGCAACATGGATAAGCTCTTCCCTGGTGACGGCATGATGCCTATTAACCAGGACGCGATTGCGCAGTTCATTGGTTGGATGGGCGAGCTGACGATGACCAATCCACTTTTCAACTGGCGCTTCTACGACTCGGATCCAGCTACGTGATCGGCTAAAAGGAGAATTATCACATGCCTATTCAATCTACCCCTTCTCTTGGCGGCTCGCTCAATACCAATGGGGGCCTTGTTGGCACCCTGCCGTATTACGACAGTGGCCGTCTCGTACCGTCCCCGCCGCTTGGAACTGTATTCAAGGCCATCGACGGCCACGATTACATCTTTGCGCAGGCTTCCGCAGCTATTGCCTCCAACGTGGCGGTAGTGCTTACGGAACCGGCAATGACGATGGCAACCGGCGCTGGCGCTTGGACCTCTCCCACGGTTACGGGCGGGGTTCCAATCAACCAGTACGCATGGTTCAAGAAGACCGCAATCTAAGCAATCAGGGGGCTGTCATGGCCCCCTTCCTCCATTCAGGCACCTATAAGGAATTCACCTATGGCAAATGAAGCTAGCCGCATTGTCGCAACCTTCGAAAACTGGCCTGTTCCGAATGAGTCCAAGACCAAGGAAGAAGGCCGTCCAATCTTTGACGACATGGAAGTTGTCCGCATTCATATGAGCGGCGATCGCCTCCAGTCTCCTGTATTCCCTGCCAACTCTGAAGTATCAGGTGGTATTGAAGACCCGGAAACCGGCCTTACGCGTCCTGGCACCTATGCTGAGAAGTACGCCAAGCAGTATGAGCAGTTCAAGAAGGGCGAGCGCCAGACCAAGAGCGGCACACCTATTGAGGCCCTTCCTTTCCTCACCCCTGCCAAGATCAAGGAGCTTAAAGGCCTGAACATCTTCACGGCTGAGGCTCTTGCGGATCTGGACGGCCAGCCGCTCAAGTCTCTGGGGCAGGGCGGTCTTGACTGGAAAAACCAGACTCGCGCCTATCTCGACAACGCAGCAGGTTCCGCGAACGTGACCAAGATGGCTTCCGAACTTGAGTTCTACAAGGCAGAAAACGAGCGCCTCCGCAACGAGCAGTCTCAGTTCAACGGTATTATTGAGACCGAACGCCTGACGACCAATCTAGGCTACGGCACGGCTCTTGAGGGCAAGTCCGACGAAGAGCTTAAGGAATACATCAAGGAGAAATCCGGCAAGCGTCCGCAGGGCAATCCTTCTCGCGCTACCTTGCTCGCTGTTGCTCAGGAATTGACCACCGAAAAGGAATAATCCTTGTCCTTTCTCACGTCTGCACAGAGTGCCGCAATCAGGTTGGGGGTTAATAAGCCCTCAGCCTTTTTCTCGTCAACGGGCCGCTTTGAGCAGGAGATTTGTGACCTTGCCAATGAGGTGGTTACGGAGATCATCAAGGCGCATGACTGGCGCTCCCTCACCAAGCAGCAAGACATGGTTGGCGATGGTGTAACGACTGCCTTCGACCTCCCAATCGATTATGACCGGATGCCAAAGAACGCCGATGTAGGGCGCATGAACTGGTATACGTGGGGATATGTGGACGCGCCTAGCCTGAACTTCTGGAACGACCTTGTTAACGGTCTCGCCTCCCCAAGCCCCGGCTACTGGATCATGCTTGGCGGTCAGATGCAGTTTATTCCGCCTATTTCATCGGGGACCACGGCTGAGTATTACTATATCTCCAAAGCCGCTATTGTCGATGGTGATACGAGCGTCAAAAAGAATTCCTTCACCAAGGACAATGACACGTTCGTCTTGGATGAGCGTCTTCTAACGCTTGGTCTCATCTGGCAATGGCGAGCTATGAAGCGCTTGGATTATTCGGAGGATATGCGGAACTACGAAATCCGTATTGACCAGATTTCCGCAGAGGACAAGGGCGCGAGAGTTATCCGTCTGGGGAACAACCTTATCGACTATAACGCCTCGTGGGCTTACCCTCGTTCGCTTGGTGTTTGAATGAGGCAGGCTCTCATCCGCCAGCGAACCTCAGCGCTCAAGAGCTTTGCCGCTCCCGTTCAGGGATGGATTGCGAACACTAACCTTGCCATCAATCCAGGCAAAAATCTGAACGGCGCTTATCTTCTGGAGAACTGGTTCCCGACTGCAACAGGTGCGGAAGTGCGCCGTGGGTCTGCTCTATACGCCACTCTTGGCGGGGGAGATCTGGATGTTACGGCTATTTTTGACTACAATAACGGCAACATAAAACGGCTTTTCGCGTCCACGGAAACGACTGTCTACGACATCACAAACGTAACCACTCCTGACAATTATCAATTGTGGACGGGCGAAGATGAGATTGTCACTGAGGACGGAGACAATATCGGCGGTTCTTCCACGGATGGCCTGAACGTCATCAACGGTATGAGCGGCGGAAGCTGGATCACAACTCAATTTGCGACGACTGGAGGGGTTTTCCTCGTTGCCGTGAATGGTGAGGATCCACTGCAACTCTTTGACGGGTCCGAATGGTTTCCTATCGATGAAGACGATGTCTATATGCTCCTCTTCGATGCCCAAACCGATCCGTTCTTTGAGGGACAGACGCTAACCGGCGCTACCTCTGGGGCTACGGGTTTTGTCCTCCATGTTGAGCCTACGGGCGGCGCTACTGGCATTCTGTATATTACGGATGTGACAGGAACATTCCAGAATAACGAAATCATCGACGGTACAGGAACTGCTGATCCAGACGGCTCGGCCACGGCAGATGGCGTTCCGCAGCCTTATTATGTCGGGATAACGGGAGTTGATACGTCTACCCTGTCCTACGTCTGGAGCTACAAGAACCGGCTATATTTCATCCAACGGGACAGCTTTACGGTCTGGTATCTGGACGTTGACTCCATCTCCGGGACCGCTACGGCTTTCCCTATGGGTGGCGAGTTTTCCGAAGGTGGGAAGCTGCTGATGGGCTCTAGCTGGTCTCTGGATAGTTCTGGCGATGGTGGTTTGTCGGAACAATGCGTATTCATCTCGGATGAAGGACAGGTAGTCGCCTATCAGGGTTTCTCTCCTGCGCCTGACCAAGGCTGGTCGCGCGTCGGTGGCTATAAGATCGGCAAGCCTCTTGGACCTCTGGCATATCAAAGAGCGGGCGGTGATCTGATCATTGCCACGGATATCGGTTATGTTCCCCTCTCCCAAGCCGTCAATAGAGACGTAGCCGCGCTTTCGCCTGCTGCCGTGTCCTATCCCATCGAAACGGAATGGAACGCCACTGTAGAGGAGCGTAGGGGCTTTCCTTGGCATTGCGCTATCTGGCCTGAGAAACAGATGGTTATCGTTGGAACTCCCACGAATGAAAACCAAACTTCTATGGTCTTTGCTGCCAATGCAAGAACCGGCGCATGGACGAAATTCACCGGATGGGATGTCACCTGCCTGTGTGTATTCGATGGTCGGCTGTTCTACGGGACGCGACAGGGGAAGGTGATTGAAGCCTACATTACCGGGCTTGATCAAGGTTCTCCGTATACCGCGACGTTTGTTCCGATGTTCAATGATTTCGGCAACCCCGCCTCGCTCAAGATCCCCAAGATTGCCCGGGCTAGACTCAGGGGCGCGAATGACGTTAACCCTCAGCTTTCCGTGATGCAGGATTATGTCATAAGCTTGCCTGCTGCTCCTGCCGCCAATCCAGTTGCGGTCGATGGCGTATGGGACGGCGCGACATGGAATGTAAGCACATGGGGAGGCAAGGTGGATAAGAAGATCCAGCAGGCTTGGACCTCTGTTTCGGGCATGGGATACGCGCTGGCCGCATCCTTGCAGATCACATCTGGCTCTATCGTGCCGATTGATACTGAGATTATCGATATAGAGGTTACGTTCGAGATTACGGATATAGTGGCGTGATCATTACGGATATCCAGGTTGCAAAATTCGTATCGGACAAGCTTGGCATTGGTCTTTGCCCTCCATGGACTGCTATGGGCATTGAAAAGGATGGCGAGATCATCGGCGGGGTTGTTTTCAACATGTTCGAGGGCCGTGATGTGCATGTAACAGTCGCAGGAACTGGCTTCGGGAAGAATTTTCTACAAAGTGTAGGCCAATACGTGTATGACCAACTAGGTTGTGCTAGAATGACGATAAAGACGGAACAATCATCCGTTGTTCGCATAGCAGAGAAATTGGGAGGTCAAAGAGAAGGTGTTCTCAGAGACCACTTTGGCGAAGGTCGTGACGCCGTGATTATAGGCATCCTCAAAAATGAATACCGTTTTCGGTAAAAGGCAGGTGTATCATTGTTAGCTCGCCAAAAGCTCCCGATCCAGTAGCAACTGCTAATGCTCAGTCCGGCATGAACCGCGATACTGCTATCTCGCAGATGCAGCTGAATGGCGTAAACCAAATAACGCCAGATGGCAATCTGATGTATGAGCAGACGGGCAGTAATTCATTTGTAGACTCGCAGGGGCGGACGGTCTCCACGCCTCAGTTCACGGCCACAACCACCCTATCTCCCCAGCAGCAGGCGATCAAGGATCAGACGGACGCGGCTAGCCTTAACCTCGGAACGCTTGCCAACAAGCAGTCAGCAGCCATTGGCGAGCAACTTTCCAAGCCGTTCCAGTTCAACAATGACGATGCTAGCAACTGGTCTTATGATCTCGCCTCCCAGCGGATTCTTCCCCAGCAGGAGAAGGCGGGTGCTGCTCTCCGTACCCAGCTCATCTCGTCCGGTATCCGCCCCGGAACGGCTGCTTACGATAGCGAAATGGCGCGACTGACGAACGCAAACACGGATCAATTGAACCAACTTGCGTTGACTGGACGAGGGCAGGCGTACCAGGAGCAGTTGTCTCAGTACAACAACCCAATCAATACGATTTCCGCCCTCATGTCCGGTTCTCAGGTCGCAAACCCGCAGTTCGCTCAAACTCCTCAGTCTAGTGTGGCGGGCGTCGATTACACGGGCCTTGTTAACCAGCAATATCAAGCCAAAGTGCAGAACCAAAACGCTATGCTCGGGGGCCTTTTCGGGTTAGCTGGAGCAGGCATCAAGGCCATTCCTTTCTCTGATAGGCGCTTGAAAAAGGACATCGTTCCTATGGGCCACAAGAAAGGCCTTCCTTGGTATGGCTTCCGTTATGTATGGGATGATGCCTCTTCGCCTCTTCGCTATTCGTTCATGGCGCAGGATGTGCTACCCGTCCGTCCTGAAGCCGTGCATCTTGATCCGTCAGGCTTCTATCGCGTAAACGTTGATATGATCTTGGAGGCTGCGTAATGGCGGAACCCTTCATCTGGGGCGCAGGTGGCGCTAAACTAACTCCTGAGCAGCTTGCCTTGGCTCAGGCCGTATTGGCTCGCAAGCGTATGCAAGGCGTCGATACAAGCCCTGTGGGACATTGGACTCAAGGAGCCGCTCGCGTAGCCGATGCATTGGGAGATGTCTTTCAGGAGCGCCGTCTTGCAGGCCAGCAGGACGAACTGAATACCTACAATCAAGAGCAGTCCGCTCCGCTTATTCAAGCCTTCAGCGGCAATCCTAGCGCCACTGTAGGCGCTGCTCAGCCAATAGGTTCCGATGCAGTAGCCTCCGCAAGCCCTGCCTCCGTACAGCCATCTGCGCTAATCGGTGAAGGACAGCAAGGCTTTATCAGTTCTCTTCTGCCAGCAGCGATGGAGGAGAGCAAAAGAACGGGAATTGATCCTCGCATCATCGTAGGGCAGGCGGCGCTTGAGACGGGCTGGGGTAAGTCTGCTCCTGGCAATAACTATTTCGGCATCAAGTCTCACGGTCAGGCGGGTGGAAATACCCTTGCCACGACTGAGGTTATCAATGGCCAGCCCGTCCGCATCAACGATAGCTTCCGCGCCTATGGGAGCCCTGCAGAAAGCGTCAAAGGATACGGCGACTTCATCCTTGAGAACCCACGTTATCAGGGTTTCCGAACCGCTCAAGGCCTTGATGGTCAGTTATCTGCGTTGCAGTCATCCGGCTATGCCACAGACCCAAACTATGGGTCAAAGGTTGGTTCTATTGCCCGCGCCATCCAGCTGCCGGAAACCCCGCAGGCGGCTATCGCTCAAGCTGCGCCTGCCTCTGGATACGTTGACCCTATGGTCAGCACTACTAGCGCACAAACGGCTATGGCTCCAGAGCTTCCCGCGCCCATTAGTGTTTCGGCTCCTCCCGCCGTTGCATCAGTACAGCTACCCGCTCCACAGCAGGTAGCGCAGAACACGCAACAGATACCTCCTGCCGCCATTGCTCAGGCTCTCCGGGTCATGGCTGACCCACGCGCAAACGAGGGAACGCGGCGCGTTGCTCAAGCCCTCATCGGCAAGGTTCAGGCCCAAGAGCAAGCCGCTCAGGAGCAATCCGTATGGATGCAGCGCCAGCAGTACGCCCAGCAGCAGCAAAATGCTGACCCGTTGCGCAACCTTCAGCTCCAGGAGGCGCAGATCAAGGTCAGGCAGATGCAAGACCCTAACGCGAATATTCCAGACGCGGTTAAGGCTCTTGATCTTCGCGCTCAAAGGGCGGGATTGCAGCAGGGTACTCCTGAATACAATAACTTCTTCATCACGCAAGGCGTTCGTCCTCCTTCGAATGTGGGAGCGCCGCCCGCTGGCTTCAAAATCGATTACGACGCCAATAACAATCCTGTCAGCATGTCACCCATTGCAGGAAGCCCCGCAGCCCTTGAGGCTGACGCGCGATCGCGTGCACTCGCTAACCAGCAAGGCGGCAAGGAAACCATTACCGGCGTGATCACCGATGCCGCAACAAAGGCGCGACAGGCTATAGATAACTCCACTCTCCCCGCCACGGGCACTATTGGTGGGCTTCTAAGCGGTATTGGAGAAACGGGAGCCGCTGAAGTTAAAAGACAGGTTGATGTTCTAAAATCAAACGCCACTATCGAGAACCTGAACGCCATGCGGGCATCGTCCCCTACAGGTGCCGCTCTTGGTGCCGTAAGCGACAGAGAAAACGCAATGCTTGCCGCAAAGGTTGGCGCTCTAGACCCATCCAGCCCTAACTTCAAGTCAGATCTTGAGGATTATGAAAGGACTATGCTCAAGACCATTCATGGCCCTCAAGCGGGTGAGAAGATATTCAACTCTACCCGCAAATCCGCAGATCCCGATATTGAGGCGGCTAGGGCCGCAATTGCCAAGGGTGCCAATAGGGACGCAGTCATCAAGAGACTTAAGGACGCCGGACTAGATACGGAGGGCCTCTAATGCCCGTTTCTTTCGATGATCTTATTCCGCAGCAAAAAAAGTCAAACCTGAACTTCGATGATCTCGTTCCGCAGGAGGGCGTTGGCGGTACTGCACTTGATATTGGCGCGTCCCTTGCCTCTGGCGTTGGACGTGGCGTTACGGGGCTCGCCGGACTTCCCGGCACTGTTTCCGATGCGTTCAATAATGGCATGAGCTATATAACCGGATTGCCAAGACTGCCTCAGAGCCCACTAAGCGGCGAGGCCATTACGGGCGCTGCTAACTCGGTATCTGGCGGAGCTCTTGCTTATGACCCAAAAACAACAGCCGGTAAATATGCAGGAACTGTAGGGGAATTTCTACCGGGAGCGGCATTGGGCGGCGCTAACGTTGGCAATCTGGCTCGATTTGGCGTCCTTCCTGGTTTGGCAAGCGAAGCTGCTGGACAGGTAACCGAAGGCACATCGGCTGAGCCCTACGCTCGGATTGCGGCTGCATTAGTGGCCCCTGCCGCCCCAGCTTTAGCCGCTCGGGCAATCTCTCCTTTCTCTGGATCTGTTTCCGGTGAGCGGCAGGCTTTGGTTGACGCACTTCGTGCAGAAGGAGTTAATCCCACGGCGGGCCAAACAACGGGAAGCCGTGGCTTGAGGTTCGCAGAGAGCGAGCTGGGTGGCGCTACGGCACGAAACATGGCAGAAGCTCAGGGAAGGGCTTTCACTGAAGCGGCTACTGCTCGGGCTGGTCAACAAGGGATAGCATCACCCCAAAACATGGCTGCTAATGCGGATCGCTTGGGGCAGGGATTTGAAGCCATCTCTGCACGTAACTCTATCGTTGCAGATCCGCAATTCGGACAAGGGATTGGCCGCGTACTAAACGAATATGATAGGGTCTTGCCGTCTGCTCAAAGAGAAATTGTAGGCAATATGGCTGATGATATCATCGCAGTTGCAACACAAAATCAAGGATTGATACCCGGCCCGGTCTATCAGGCAACACGGTCAAGGCTCAGCCGCATGGCTCAATCAGCCCGCAATTCAGATCCTGAATTTGCAAACGCATTGCGTGGCCTTAGGAACACTCTTGACGACTCGATGACGCGCTCTGTCAACCCTGCAGATGCGGCAGAATGGGCCACATTGCGTAGAGAGTATGGCAACATGAGAACTCTGGAAAGGGCCGCAGCGGGCGCAGGCGAGACAGCGGCAGAGGGATTTATATCTCCAGCTAAGTTGCGGCAGGCCGTCTCGACAGGAAGGCAGGGTCAATATGTTAGGGGCGCAGGAGACCTAGACGAGCTTGCTAGGGCCGGGCAAATTCTTACGCCTTTGCCAGACAGCGGAACGGCTTCACGCTTAGCAGTTCGCGGCCTTATGAGCGCCCCCGCTGCTGCTGGAGCAATTGCTGGCGGGGCTAGCGGAGACATCCTGACGGGTATTGCTGGAGCCGCAGCAGGCGCTGCTGTTCCGGCCTTAGCTGGAAGGGCGCTGATGAGCGGACCTGTACAACGATATCTCACCAACCAAGCCGCACCAAATATGAGTGTTATAGACGCTCGTATGCAAGCGGTTATTGCGGCCCTTATAGCTAATGGCGGTAAATGATGGTACGTAATAACATTACTAGACAAGGATATCCAGATGCCACGTGACTCAGGTGGGAATGTCGTTGTTAACCGACAGCCAGCGGTCTCCGGTCAGACTGTATTGGCTGAACAGGTTAATGTGCCATTCGCTGATATTCAGGCAATGCTTAACCTTGTCGATTGGCGGGATGGTATCAGCCCGTGGACAGGAACGCACAACGCTAACAGCTTCAAGCTAACTGGCCTTGCTGATGGTGTGGCGCTCACTGATGCTGCGACGGTAGGCCAGATTGGCAATAAGCTGGACAAGAACGCATCTGGAGGTGTGAGCTTTGCCTCATCCTATGCCGCCTCTGCGACTGATCTATCCAAGCATATAGCCCTGTACGGAACCACATACGGGCTATCGGTTACGGAAAATAGCCAGAATTACGTATCTGTTGCTGCTCACTCCTATTATGCAGGCTCTACGCTCACCTTTTCCATCTCCGCTTCTGGGGTTGCCAAGTCACTAGGCGATCTACAGGCCAACACAGCGGTATTCAGCACTGATGGCAACGCTACAGGGTCTATCTGGAGCGCATGGGGCTCTACCTCTGCTTTTGCGGCTATTGGCGCTCGTATCGAAACCAGGGGCGCTGCGCTATCTCGGGATTTCAACGCCAATGCAAACGCGGGCGAGGTTGGAACCTATGCGATGCTCCGCAAGACGACCGCTGGAGCCGTTGGACCTACGGCACTCGTAGCAGGCGCGGAACTTCAGTGGACGAACACAGCCGCAGACAATACCGGGCTTAACGTAGGCGCTGGGGTATGGATGTGCATGGGTTATAGCGCAGGGAACGGCGCTCCGGGTTCGGCAACGCTGTTCAAGAGGAATTCGTAATGGATATTCGCATCAAGGATCTGCCATTCAATGCGGCTCCGACAAAAAACCTTCTTATCCCTACTGATCTAGCATCGGCTGGCGCGTCTACGGTTGAGGCTCTTGTTCTTTCCGGTCGCCCAACTGCCTCTCAAGCAGAAGCGGAAGCCGGTACAGAAGCCGTAAAGGCGATGACGCCGCTAACCACGGCTCAGGCTATCGAGGCGCTTGCCCTTGTGCCTGATGATGTAGGGGTGCAGGTTCAAGCCTATGCTACACAGCTTGCGGATCTATCTTCAAACCTGCTGAAGACGACTAAAACAGGCGGCATTGATTATGGAATTGATATTGCCAGGACCGTGACTGGAACTTCAGCGATTGGGGTAAACTCCAACCTGATAAACATCACGGCGGACAATGCCGACATTACCGGACCTAACTTCCTTAATGGCATGACTATCCAGCATACTTGGGGAGGAGGGCAAGGCGGCAGACAGGCTCAATATGTTCTGTCAAATCAGACGTCTGCGACCAAAGCAGAGAATGAAAACCGCAATTACGTTGCTGGCGGTGCTACGATTACCACCACTGGAGATGGCGGCGTTTCTCTAACTGAGGTAACGTTCACAGGAACAACAACAAATGCCTCGGCAGTTGTCACTGTAGCCAACACAACTGGCTTGATAGTTGGCATGACTGTATTTGGCACAGGAATGCAGGGCGGCACGACAATCCTTAGCATCGTGGCCAACACTTCGATAACATTGAGCAAGAATGCCACTGCCAGCGGGGCGACTTCCCTTTTAGGCAGAGGTCCAAGAGGGGCTTATTTTGCTTATGCCTACGTGGCGCATGCCAAGCCAGGGGCGACCAATCTTTTGCAGATGGGCTGCTCAGAGGTTAATGTCATCATGGACCCTGGGTCGTCTACCCGTCATAAGGTGGGCTGGTCTATCGTGGGTCACGAAGCGGACTCTGTAGAGGGTTTCGCAACGAACGCTATGCTGCTGTTTGGTAACCAAGGGCCGACCATTCTGTGGCGGGATGGTATCCTATTCAGCGATATCAACGGCTACTTCCCGATCAAGTCAACCGGCTCCCTCCTGCGGTCTGTTACGGGCACGGTTCTAGACGCCATCGATCTATCAGCCGTTACGGCCTCAGGAAGTCTTTTCAAGGGTCCGTCTGTCCGCATCAAGGATACTATCGGACTGGCGATATATGGCGGCTCCGGTACTGTGGTTGTGCAGCCGAACGGCGCGAATGTTATGTCGTTCACTGGTACGTCAGGCGGAGATACACAAATCGTTTTGAACGGTCAGGGAGCGGGTGCGCCGCCATTCTTCGTTACATCCGGCCCCGCAACTGACATTGATTTTATCATCAGAGCCCAAGGCGCTGGAACGCTTGATGTAGACTTTCCCACGGCTACCACAGTGGGTGCGGCTGGTGCTGCAACGGCGCTACCTGCTACACCAGTAGGATACATTACAGTGAAGGTTAGCGGAACGGCTCGAAAGATACCGTTCTACAATACGTGAGGACAAGGGATGGACGACAATAAGGCATTAAATGAGCTAGCAAGGGCTAGGCTTGCTTCGGAGATAGGTAGTTTGGTCATCGCCGCAATCGAAGCGCAGGCTGCTAGAGATCTAGCCCTCAAAAAGCTTAACGAGAAAGAGAAAAGCGCCGATGTATGAGCTTCTCCTCCAAAGCCGTCTTTCTGGCCAGATATCAGATATTCAATGGCAAGAGCATCTCAAAGATGAGGTATTTTGCGCATGGCTAAAGAGGAACACATGAACCGCACAGCCTTCTTTGCATCCATTCGCAAGAACCCATTCGGAGGAAGCCTCACTCAGCCTCAGGTGATGGGTATCGACGCCATCCTTGACGAGTGCGAGAAACAGAACGTTAAGGATCTTCGCCATGTCGCCTATATCCTCGCCACCCCTATGATTGAGACAGGCGGTAGCTTTGAACCCATCACTGAAAGCCTGAATTACAGTTCAGACGCCCTGAGGGCCAAATTCCCCAATCGTATCTCCGCATCTGATGCCGAGAAATATGGGCGAAACTCTCAGCATCCCGCCAATCAAGAGATGATCGGTAATATCATCTACGGTGGAGAATGGGGAAAGAAGAACCTTGGGAACACTCAGGCGGGAGACGGGTTCAAGTATCGTGGCCGTGGCCTTTCCCAGGTAACGGGCCGTCGCCTCTATGAGATCTTCGGATATGCGGACAAGCCGGATGAGATGGCCCACATAAAGGCCAGCGCATATGCTATGGCCAAGGCTATGAAGGAAGGCACCTTCACGGGTGTGAAGCTTTCCGACTTCATCAACGCGACCAAGGAAGACTGGAACGGGGCTCGCAAGACTGTTAACGGAACAGACCGTGCTGCCGATATCGCCAAGCATGCCAAGACCTTCTATGCGGCGTTGAAAGAGGCTTCCTGATGTTCGGTATCCTTGATGCCTTCAAGCTCGGCTTAGGAGCTATTGGCGGGGCTGCTGTAGCGGTTCTGTTCTGTTATCTGGTTATCGTTCCATCCGCTAAGAACGACGCAAGGCAGGAAGAGCGGTCCGCTCAGCTTCAGAAGAGCATGGAACTCATTCAGCAAAGAGGCAAGGTAAATGACGCTTTGGAAAACATGGACGCTGGTGCTATTTGCAGGGAGCTTGGCGGGATGCTCGTCAACGGTGACTGCCAGTAACAACGGTGCGGGCTTCGAAAAGCTAGCCCCTTCCCCAGCCACTAGAACCTTTATCGTCAAGAACGATCTGCCATTTGCTCGTCAGGTAGCGGGGCATAATAAGACGTGTGAAGCTCAGCCAGCCTGTAGAAAATAATGGACGCTCTACTAACCTCTCTAGCTGCTATTGGCGGTCTCCCGGCTATCATGCTGGGATTCATGATATTGGCCGTTGGTTATCTTTATAAGCGCATTGAGGCTCTCCAAAAAGAGAATGTCGATACGCTGAAGGCAGTGCTTCCTATCATTGAGAAAGCTCAGACTACTTTTGATGCTACCCTTCGCGCTCTGTCGAAGAAAGGAGGCGGCGAATGAGTGTTCTATCGTGGCTGTCACCTAAAGTACGCAGGATAGAAGAGGAGAAGAAAGAGTTGAAACTTGAGCTAACTCAGGCCCTCATGAAACTTGACCGGCGTAGAGGTGAGGTCGAGCAGGTCGCGAATGACGTCATGAAGCTTATGCATAGGAGGAGAGAAGACGATGGCAAGGATTAGACGTTCACTCGTCGCATGGAGCCTAGCTGCCGCGCTAATCTCATTCGCCGCCCTATTCTATACGCTGCCCTATGAACGCTTCTTAGACTTAGCTCTAGCGGTTGCATTTGGAGTTTCCTTCGCTGGAACGGTCAAGTATGGCCGCGATGCTATCCTGTCTATCCGTACCGGCAGGGCTGGTGCTGAATTCCTCATTGTCTCCATCTTCGCCATGATGGCCACCATTCTTGGTCAGCGTATATGGGGTATTGTTCTAAGGATATATGACCGTCCCGATTGGCTGGTTAACTCTCCCCTCGCCATCCTTATCCCGTGGCTACTGTCTTGGGCGATGTCTCTTGCCCTCGTTGCGCCTGATATTGATTTAGACAGGAGCGATGCTAAATCCGGCATCTGGAGGAGCGCCGCTCTATTTATCGGCGGAGCCTTGGCTGGCTTTGTCGTAGCTTCTTCCTTTGGCATGAAGGAGGCCGTTAACCTGTCTGACGTGACTATATGGCCTCAGTTCTCTAATCGGCCTCCTTGCCCCGCTGATAAGCCTGTATGGGTGTCATCCAAGGGAATTTACCACATGCCAGACAGCATCTATCGAAGTAGCATTATTCCCCGCTGGTGCTTTGCTACGGCTGAGGAAGCTGAGAAGGCGGGATTCAAAGCTACCAAGAAATGAAACGGCCCTCACAATGGAGGGCCTAAATCAAATCATGGATCGCTGGTAGCGGCTTCAATTGGCATCACCTCCTTCCTTGCATCGGTCAAGTCATCACCAATCATCTGATAAAGCTCAAGGAGAGCCATCAAGGCTTCCTCGACTTTTGCAGCGTATCTTTCGTCAGACTCGATCACTGGATGACTGACTAAAATAGTATCAATGATCTCTGTGCATGTGTGCGAACGGTCTAGTGCCTCATGCCAGTAGAATTCATCCCATTCCGTTGCCTTACCTGTCATCTCATTTCCTCCTGATGCGTTTCAAACCTACCCTCTCGACCCGGCAAATACGTATTCACTGCATAAGCTCTAGCTGGAAGAGGGTTTCCGTATATCGAGTCTAACTCATCACACTTAGAATGCAGTGCGCTCAATACCGGATCTGTAGGGTTCCGAATGTATGCTGAGACAATCGCACTCCGTAGAATTCCTACCTTAGCTCTATCGTCCGATTGCAGTTGGCTCATATATCGATCTGGCGACCAGTGGCCTAAGTTGACTCGTCTCTGCGCCTCCTCTACGAATTCATCGTCAGATATTGCGGCCCAATCGGTCACTTCACATTCTCCACAACACCCCAAGCCAGAACACCAGCCGTTAGGATCAATACCCATATCCAGAATATGTTATTTCTCATTGGGTTCATTTCTATCCATCTTTCCTAAAGCTGCATTTATGGCTTCGACAAATGCCACTCCGGGCCCAAGTTTACCACCGTGCCTTGAGTGCCATGCGGCCCAAGCCGCCGCAATCGTTTCTGGTGTAGCCTTCACTTTACTCTCCTAGCCTCACAGTATTCCTGAACCTTGCCAGACTCTCGTAGATCCCTCTCCAGAGCCGTTCCGACCTCTGCCGCCACTCTGACAACCTCACGAGCCGTCATGTTGTATTCCATGCTAGCCCGCATCAATGCCCCGTCTACCCATGCCTGTGATACGTAGAGCTTGCACGTGGAGCGATCTACTGCATAGACAGCAGCCTTCTCCAGATCGGTTAGAGCCATGGCTTGGGAGGATGATAGAAGGATTAGGAGTGTGATGGCGTATTTCATTTTGAACCCAGCCCTTTCGGTTCGGCAGAGGGGGCGCGGCGGTTCCATTTCTGGACCCGTTCGAAATCCCCTTCGCGGTCTGATATCGCGACCATGATGCCTTCGAGGAAGCATGTATCTTCAACCGCGTCGGCTTGGGGGTGGATGAAAGTGTCGCTACGACGGTTTGACAGATCCGCACTGCGCTCGAGGCGCTTCCCACAGAACGGACAGGATGAGAGCTTATCTGTCATGGCTGCATACTCCTGATGAGTTTCCGACCGGTGTTGGTGATTTCGTGATGATCGTAAAAGCCCTCGCGGGTGTTGCGACGGAGAACAAGGTTGGCCGCAACGAGGCGCTTGCACCAGTTTGCCGCGATCATCGGGGTTGCGCCGTTTGAACCCTGGACGT